ACGTTGACTCCCACACCAGTTACAACCATTACATTAGGATTGCCTGCAACAGAAGTATTGACGTTACCAGATGTAGTAACTTGTACATTACTAGTGCCGTTTGAAATATTAGCTGGACTTGTATCAACTCCAGTTAAGAACGCACCATTACCAACAAAATAAGTTGCGTTAACATTACCGGAAACGTTGACGCCTATACCAGTAACTTTTACTACATTGGCATTACCGGCAACACCCATTGTGATGTTACCGGATGCGGTAACTTGTACATTACTTGTGCCATTTGAAATATTAGCCGGGCTTGTATCGACACCGGTTAAGAATGCACCATTACCAACAAAATATGTAGCATTAACATTACCGGAAACGTTCATCCCGAGCGTAGTAACTGTTACAATATTAGCACTACCGGCAACAGCCATTGTGATGTTACTAGATGTAGTAACTTGTACATTACTAGTGCCATTTGAAATATTAGATGGACTTGTATCAACACCGGTTAAGAATGCACCATTACCAACAAAATATGTAGCATTGACATTTCCCGTGACCGTCACGTTAGACCCAATAGTCATCGAAGGAGTAGTAGCAGTAAGAACGCCATTACCGTCATATGAGTTAGTAGTGCGAACTCTTACTATATTAGAAATACCGCCCATGCTGATTGTAACTGCTGGGTCTGTGTATTGTGCGGGACTAGTGTTTGGAATATATGCGGTTGCAAATGATTGTACAACAGCAGTGCCGTTACTAATGTTAGCTGGGCTTGTATCGACACCGGTTAAATATGCTCCGTTACCAACAAAATATGTAGCATTTACATTACCAGCGACATTAACACCTAGTGTAGTAACTTTCACTACGTTTGAAGTACCACCAACACCCATTGTAATATTGCCGCTACCTGCAGGGATACTTACATTACTAGTGCCATTTGAAATATTGGCTGGGCTTGTATCAACACCTGTTAAAAATGCACCATTACCAACAAAATATGTAGCATTTACGTTACCGGCAACGTTTACTGCTGAACCGGTAACTGTTACTACAGTGTTACCAGCAGATGCTATAGTGACATTACCATTAGCTGTGGCAACACTTACGTTACTATTGCCATTTGAAATATTCGCTGGGCTTGTGTCAACACCAGTTAAGAACGCACCGTTACCTATGAAGTAAGGAGCGTTAATGTTACCTGTTACATTTGCATAACCTGCAATGTTTATACCAGTGCTAGTGAAGACAACTGTATTTGAAGTTCCAGCGACATTTACATAAACATTACCATTGGGTTGTGCCTTAACTGCACTGTTACCTGAAACAAGACTGTTTGCAATATTAGCAGTACCAGCGTCAATATCAGTTAAGTAGTATCCATTACCCTTGATATAGTTTGCGCCTGCATCAACATTGCCTTTAATTATTATACCTGTAGTTGTTGCAAGTAAAACGTTAGCGACTCCGCCAACTGTGATTGTTACATTTCCGTTTATTGCAGGGACACTAACGTTACTTGTACCATTACTTACATATGCAGGGGCAAAACTTGTTTGAGGTATCCAGCTTAATACTCCAGCGCCATCTGTTGCTAGAATTTGACCATTACTACCACCAGCGATATGTAAGTTAGCTACTGCACCCAATGTTACATTACTTGTATTTGTAAAGTTAACAGTACCGTTGCTTGTTAGATTTGATAGTGTACCAACACTTGTAATGTTTGGTTGAGCGTTTGTGTATACTGTACTTGCAACTAGTGCATTTCCCACTTGACCTGATACATTAGCACCGGCTACACTATTTGCAGTCGTAGCGTATGATACTGCACCAGATACATTAGCACCAGCTACTGCATTAGCAGTTGTCGCATATGTTGCTAAGTTAGCCGTACCATATAGATTACCAATAAAGTAATTTGCAATAACTGCATTGCCTAAGTTAGCATTACCACTAGTAATATTACCAGTAACGTCTAAGCTAGTTAGTGTACCGACGCTAGTGATATTTGGTTGTGAACTGTTTACTATTGTACCCGCATAATTTGCGTAGTTTGAATTAGCTGATGTGATGCTAGTTAATAAACTACCATTACCAATGAAATAATTGGCTGAGGCTGCATTCCCAAGATTAGCGTTAGTTGTGGTAATGTTGGCGAAGGTAAAGTTACCGGTAGAGTCTATGTTGAACGATTGTAACTTTGTTAATGCCATTTGATAATTCTCGTATTATATATGTATTTATTCTTTATTAAAACGTCTTGAATTCGCTTGTTGGGGCGGTAAAGTTACTTGTATAACGTGCATAACCTTTTGTAAATCGCAGATCATCTAAATAGCCAACAAGATAAGCCGGAGTTGTTAACATACCAACTGCTCCGCCGGACTGTGTGAAATCTATACCATTTTGTGCAGAACTAGTAGCTACTACTGCTCCATTAACAAATAATTTAACAGTACCCGATGCTCTTGTGGCTGCTACGTGGTACCAAGTACTAGTAGAAGGTGACCAAGTATATGATACTGCATAACTGCCGGAACCATGACGAGATGCCTTCAAGGCACCTGCTTCATAACCGAACCAGAATGGCCCGTTTGCACTTGACGTATTATTTGTAGTTTGCCAAAAAGCACAAGTCTGCACAGTACTGAAATTTACCCAACATTCTACTGTATAATCTTCTGTAGCACCTATTGCATATACAGTATTGGAAGGGAAACTCAAATAATCCCCCGTACCATCAAAATACATACTACTTCCGCCAAACTTACTTACTGCTGTACTTAGTTTTGCATCACCAACAGTTTCCATGTTATTCATCATTGCGGCATCGTAGATACCAGCACCGGTCATATTGAGTAACAAACTACTATTTTGTACTGCGGTTAATGGGGCGGTCGGCGGTACAAAGTTTGCTGTATATACCAGAGAATTAGTAACTCGTAAATCGCTTATATACCCCAGTACACTATTTGTACTACTATATGCAAAAGTTGATAATGTAGTAATAGCAGTGCCAGAACTACCAGTACCTACATTAACTCCATTTAAATACAGTGTATAATACAGTGTATAATTATTTCCAATTGTACGAGTTAGGACAATATGATTCCAAGTATTTGCCTTTACTCTAACATCACCGCTATTTAATACATTAGACACTCCAGTAGGAAGGTCAAAACGGATCTGTCCTGTAAAAGCACCGTCACTGAGATTTAACTGCATATTACCACTAGCAATTATACTAGTGTATGTACTTATTACTTTGGTTGAATAAATCCAAAATTCCAATGTAAAGGCTGTGCCCGCAACAGTAGGTAAGTATGAGCTTCCAAAAATTAAATGATCCCCACTACCATCAAAGTAACCACTACCACCAATTGTACTTGGTGTATAACCATTAGTTGTTGTACTTGTAAAACCGAATGGGTTTTGTTGTGTTGGTTGACTATTACCAAATGCAGTAATCGTAAAGTTGTTTGTACTGTTATCAATAAATGTCGGTGATTGTAATGTTAATAAACTTGTATTCGCAATTGCTGTTAGTGGGCTTGTCGGTGGGGTGAATGTTGCGGTATAGACGGCTGTCCCATTAACAATTCGTAGGTTGGATATATAACCTGTAAATGGTGAATTAACTGTTGGATTAACGGCAGCTCCAATAATTGTAGGTGAAGTATTTGTATAAATTGCTGATGCGCTTGTAGATGTAGTACCAGCAACACCGTTTAGATATGGAGTAAAAGTGCTTCCGTTTCTTACCAACGCTACATGAATCCAAGTATTTACTGAAATATTACCAAAAGATACCCCACTTGCAATATTCCATGTGCTACCGTTTGAACTTAGGTAGTAGTTTAGAGTACCAGTTGAGGCTGTGTAAAGGGCGTAATTTGTAGTTGATCCACTTTGATATGCACTAAGTAATTGTTGCCCAGATGCAACACTTGAAAAATATGCCCAAAATTCAATTGTGAAATTATTACTACCTAATTGCCCGCCAGCACTATATGGAGCACTAACATAGTCTCCCGTACCATCAAAATAACCACTATAACTTGTTGGGGTTAATGATGATGGATTGAATGGACTAAATCGTTGTACACTTGTATCACCGCCTTTTGTAATAGTAAAGTTGTTTATACTGTTATCTATAAAACGAGATGATTGGCAGGTTAATAAAACAGTATTTGTTATTGGTGTTAGTGGTGTTGTAGGTGGTGTAAATGTAGTTGTATATAATGCTGTGCCTTTTACTATACGAAAATTTGAAATATACCCTGGAAAGTAAGAACCATTAAATGATGCTTCTCTGCCAATGTTAAAAAAGGAACCAGCATTTAAATAAGGTTGAAAATTTTGATTAGCGGCAGTAGCTACAACAACGCCATTTAAATAAATTTTTGTTGTACCACTGCTTCTAACTAGAGCAGTATGATTCCACACATTACGTGTACAAGCAGTAGTTGCTGTAAGTAAAGTCACAGTAACTCCATCTGGGTACATACCAAAGTTTAAAAATCCTGAAGGATCTATGTAAAAATAGTAACTACGTCCAGAAGATGCACCTGTTGCAAGACCAAATAACATTGGATAGTTATCAAAACTTGCACCAGTATGATTAAACCAACACTCCACGGTAAAATTACCAGTATTAAAATCAAATGCAGTATTATATGGAGTAGATAAGTAATCAGTTGTACCATTTAAAGATGCAGACCAGTTACCACCATAAGGACTAAATGTACCTTGAGTAGCATTACCAGCACGTGTAACTAAAAAGTTGTTTGTACTGTTATCTAAGAAAGTACTATTGTTTACTGGTTGATTATTTTGCAGTGTTAATAAACTTGTACCACTGATAGCGGTTAGTGGTGCGGTTGGCGGAGCAAATGCTGATGTATATACTGATGTGCCCTTTACCAAACGAACATCAGCAATATAACCATTCATATAAAAGAAATATGCCCCTCCAAATTCATTTCGCCCGATTGATAACGGGCCACTTGTAATATTACTTAAATTGCTAGTTGTCGTGGTAACTGACACCGCACCATTGATATACAATCTTACGGTTGTTCCGTCTCTGACAAATGCAATATGATACCACGTGTTAGGTGCAAGAGTAGATGGGTTTGTAAATGTAGTTCCTGTTGAATTATCAAATACTAACAACGTTGTTGATGCATTATGTTCAACACACCATCTTACTGTCGGATCCTGTTGATGGGATATAGGTGTGTATGTGCCTAAAGATGCATTGAAATATACCCAATATTCCATAGTCCATGTAGTATCGCTGCCTAAATTTAGAGCTGAATTATACGGCACGGATAAATAATCTCCAGTACCATCAAAGTATCCACTACCATAACTACTATAACTACTGTTTGGTATGAATGGATCGAATGAATTTACTGTTGTATTACCGTTAACTGTTAATGTAAAGTTGTTTGTGCTGTTATCTATAAATCTATTAGATTGGCAGGTTAACAAACTTGTATTTGTAATTGCTGTTACTGGGGTGGTACTAGGTGTAAAGTTTGCGGTATAGGCTGCTGTGCCGTTTAATACACGGAAATTACTAATATTTCCTAATAAAAATCCTCCCACGCCAACACCTAAGCATCCCAAGAATATTCCGTTACTAGCCCCAGCTGTAAATGCTGAGGAATTTGTATATGTACTACCACTTTGTATACCATTTACAAATAACTTCATTGAAGAACCAGAACGAGTCAATGCAACATGATTCCATTGACCATTGGCTGTTGGTATTGTACCACTAATAACAATACCGACGCTAGCAATTTGTATGCACACGTTTGATGTAATCGAACTACCATCATAAAATAATGCGTCTAAGTAAAAAGCGGAGCCTGAACCAAAAGACCAAATCCTACGACCATACGGATCTAACGAAATTGTAGATGTATTAACCCAACACTCAATTGTAAAATCACCTGCAAAACTTAAAGCAGATGACGCCGGAACACTCAAATAATCTCCAGTACCATCAAAGTAGTTACTATAATAACCAGGTGTATATGGATTAAAACTGTTTGGCTTTGTATCACCATTAATAGTTACTGCAAAGTTATTTGTACTTGCATCATCTACGAATGTTGTGCTTGCTCCCGGTATCAATAATGTATTATACTCAAAGTATGGATCATTACCAACGTTAACTACCCAATTGATTGTTCTTGTTGCGGCTCTGGTAGCAGTACTTGTAGCAGTCAATGTAGTTGAGGTGTTAGCCGCAATAGTTGGTGTGCCTGCGATGTTTGCACCAGTAATACTTAAACCGGTTGGTAATGTATCAGCAGTGTATGTGATACTTCCGCCGGCTGCACTGGTAGCACTCATGGTTACATTAGATATTGCTGTATCCTTTGCCACCGTATACGTTGTACTGTCTGCTGGACTAACCCATGTAACTACATCTGGATTGATAGTTAAACTGAATGAACGATTTGTTGTTTGATTTTGTGCGTCTTTAGCAGTAACTGCAAATGTATATGTAGTTGCACTTGCTGTAGCTACAGCAGTACCTGACAATGTACCATTACTAGCTAGTGTACTACCAGTCGGTAATGTTCCACTTGCTAATGTATATGTAATTGGTGCGTCACCTGTAGCTGTTAGTGTTGCGCTAATTGCACCTGTTTCATATGCACTACCTAAACTGCCAGCAGTTGTAGTCCAATTTGGTGTACCACTGTAACTGACACCCGGGATACTAATAGCTGTACCACCATCTGGGTTGATAACATAGATTACATAAGTACCAGCGGCTAATGCTGGCGCAATAAAACTAATTTGTGTTGAACTGATAAAAGTAACAACACTTGATGCTGTACTAGCAACCAATACACTACAACCACTTTGAAATCCAGCACCAGTCAAATTGATTGTTGCGCCACCTGCAACATCAGTAGCAGTTTCTGTTCCTGGATATACGATTGTGGTTACTTTTGGCCCTGTCAATGTTGCCAGTGCAGTATCTGCGATATTGTTAAGTGTAATCTTTGTTGTCATGTTATTTAAAATGTTATTGAACCACTAGTAGTCCATTTGTAAACTCTATATCCAGTTGGATTGGTGATTGTAGGGCTACCGGTTGTTGATGCGGCAACTGCGTAATTA